CTCTGGCTTTGTCTAGGTTATCTACTACCCACACTTCGCCATCCTTCTCCCGTACTGTCCACGTAATAGTGTCCTCGTCATAGTGGCGTACCACTGAGTACTTCCCCATAATATAGTGCCCTGCTTTAAGCCTCGTCAAGTGCATCTTCGTCACCGTACCCCTCGTCAATAACTGTGATGCCATACAAGGAGATAGCCAAGATAGGTAACAGGGCTACGTATAAGTAAATCATTCCAAGCACCCGCAATCTTTGACTGGTATCAAGCAATCACCGCACAGAATCTCACACACCGCATTGCCCCCAAGTCTGGTTCTCTAATTCTCCTAGGTCGAAATCGTTTGCCCACTCTGGGTTGGATATATCTCTAAAGATAAGTTCATACCCGTCGCCAGCGTGCCAAAATAGTGTGGCGTGATAGGACATCTCCTCGTGTGTAATGAGTAACCGACGGGCAAAGCCCGTAGACTTCTCACTAAGTGCTATCGCGTCGTAATCTTGCTTGACTTCGTTCATACTCCGACTACCTTTCGCAAGTGTTCCTCGCATAGCGGGATGTAGCCATAGTCGGCCATCAACGCCGTCACTGGTTGCTCCTCGCAATTAAGCGAGAGATTCCCGTGACATCTCTGCGAGATTAACTCTTGGAATAGTTCTGAGTGTGTCTGCTTCTTCATTCTTCTTCCCCTGTCTCGTATAGGTATCCACCCATAGATGCACCTAACCCTGTGTGTATCACGATGTCTCCTGCGCTGTCTTCTGTCACTCGTGCCCCTGGCATATTCTCCTCGACCCATACCTTCAAGTCTTGGATAGTGTCTACTTCTTGAAGCATCATTCGCTCATCTCCATCTCTTCCTCTAACTCTGCTATCGCTTCGTTGAAGATGTCGGTATAATAAAGGTACAAGTCAAGGCTCATTAGGTTATAAATGGTCACTTCCTGCCCCATCCCTAACTCTGTGTGTCCCCTGTCGTTATACTCGCTTGGCATCTCCTGCCATTCCTTCGCAATCTGGTTGTAATAGATAGGCAGATACCCGTCTATCCACTCCCCGCTGTTCTCGTATATCTCCTCAAGGGTGACGTATCCCTCGCTAATCTCGGTCTTGAATTCGTCTTTCATCTGTTGCTTCACTGTCTGGCTCATTAGATTCCCCCCTTGATATTGACGTCCACTATCTCCACCTTGGCGACGTGTTCTATTGCATAAGTTCCCGCAATAATCTCGTTCACTTTATCCCATCCCCACGCTTCATAGGCGGGGAATGATACGTGTCCATCCTTGCCCGTAACCCTTAGGGCTACTCCTGTTGGTTGGCTCATTAGTTCTGCCCTCTCTTTCGTGTTAGTTGGTAAGTTCCTGCGTTAAGGTCAAGCGTAGGCAAGACCGCCGTGCGGATTAAGTCCATCACCTTATTCTCAAGGGTCAAGGCGTCGCCGTGCATTTCTGCCCAATCGTCTAGTTCTATCGTTAATTTATAAACTGCCATTGCTAGGTCTCCCGTCTAGGTCTTGCCGATACGTCGCGCCTTGCTCCGTATCTCGTGCCCTATGGTCTCTCGCTGACCGCGCCCCCGTCAAGGGTTAGGGCGGTGACTTTCGTCACATCTTGCTACTTCATCCCCCACATCTGGCGAATCTCTTGCGCCGTTGGTAGGGGCTTCTTCTCTTCTTCCTGCGCGTGGCAGACTAGGCAGATGTTCCCTGGGAAGGTTTCGAAGTGGCGGTGAATCGTCACTCCGCAATTCTGACAGTCTAGGAAGTCGCTCATAGTTGCGCCCCGCAATCGGTGCAGAACTCGCGCCCCTCGTGATGGTTGGCGGCGCAGATGTCGCACCCGTTGAGACAGTCGCCTAGGTGTAGGGTCGTGGCCATTAGTTCACCCCGCAAGCGGTGAGGAATAGTTCACGATTAAAGCGGGGGTTCGTACCCGCTAGGGCGTCGGCCATATTTAACGCAAACTCGCGCTTGCCTACAGCGCTCGCGTGCCACGTCGTGGCGATTACTTCTGCTATTAGTTGGTAGTCTTTGCGTGTCATAATTTCTTCTCCCGTGCTAGTTGGTGGCGGGGTGATTCCCTCCACTCGTGCCCCGCTAGGTCGTGAGCCTAGTCGCCATCCGATGGACGGGGCGGGTGTTGCTAGTGAGCGGGGAAAGTTCCAAACCCGTAGTCTGGCAAATCTCGCATCTTGGCTGTTCCATCTTCAAAGGCTAGGTCTAAACCTCTCACGACTCCCGCACAATACTCCGCATCTTCTAAGTCTCCGCGCTCTTCTGCTCTCTCTCCTTTGACTCGGAAGAACTCGCGCTTCTCGATATATTCTGCATCTTTCATCATTTTCTAGACTCCTGTTCTAGTCGTGCTTTGGGGTAGTTCCCTCGGCTACGAGCAAACCTTCTCACGCGGGAATAGGGCGTGTCAAGACCAAAAATGGTCATTCGTGGTCATAGTCGTGTGATGTCGCTCACACCTTCGGAACCCGTGAACCTTCCCGAATTGTCGACAAATCTATAAAGAAAATCTGCCTATGTTACTGGTCGGTAGGTTACTGGTCGGTAATAATAGCCCCGCAAAATGTGGAGGGTGGATAGTTGAATCTTCAACTAATTTCATCCTTTAGAATGAAAGTCTATTTATAATTAAGTTACTAACGAGTAGGTTACCTACGAGTAAGTTAGAATCTAAGTCTAGTCTATGGTTACAAAATAAGTCAGTGCAATCTATTTTGACCTAGGGTGCTTTAATTCTGTAGCGGTAAGATATATATGTCTCACCCTATAATTTTCTGTTATAAGTTACCCCCCATATAGTACTTGAACAGGACTTTTGCCCCAGAGGGCAACTATTTATAAAATATATCCCAAACCGATGTTCGGTTTTGGGTACTTGAACGGGTTATCTTATATAGCAAGAACTATTAAGTTCTAGCGAACTTCGCTTCGCTAGGGCTACGCTTCGTTCGATATAATATATAAATATCGAACCTACTTCGTAGGGAATGCGCCAGAGTTATGCCGTTAATCTGAAGCCGTTATTGGTGTTATATTTACCCTCTCCAGAGGGCGACTGGATGGGACATTATGGGACGCAAAGCAGGCAAGCAAGACCTCTCCAAGGTCGAGGCCCAAGAACGGGTACTCCTCCAACTGGAGCAGGGAAACACCATCACTGGTGCTATGGCTACCGTCAATCGTAATGACACAACTTTTAGACAATGGGTGATGCAATCACCTGAGTTCAAGGAACGCTCCGAGAAAGCCCGACTTGTGGGCAAAGGGGTTAAAGCAGACCTTAAGGAAATTAAGGACATACCCTTTCCTGACTTCTGCGAGCAGTTCCTAGACTCACCCCTTTTCGAACATCACCTCGACTGGTACGATTTAATCGAGGGTAGGGAGCCTAGGTGGATTCACCCATCTATGACCTACGAGCCAGGTGCCCTTAATCGTATCCTGATTAACGTACCCCCTGAGCACGCCAAGTCTACGGTCATCACGACCAACTATGTCGTCCACAAGATTGTTACCAACCCGAACTCCAGAGTCATCATCGTCTCTAAGACTCAGGGTATGGCCCGTAAGTTCCTAGGGGCAATCAAGACCAGACTTTCACACCCAGCCTATACCAAGTTACAGGTGGCCTTCGGCCCTAATGGTGGCTATAAGGCAGATGCAACCCAATGGTCAGCCGATATGATTTACCTAGGCACAGGCCGTGACTCTGGTGAGAAGGACCCTACGGTTCAAGCCCTAGGCTTTGGTTCACAGATTTACGGTGCTCGCGCCGACTTGATTATCCTTGATGACGTTGTGATGGGTTCCAACGCTCACGAGTGGGAAAAGCAACTTGAGTGGATTCAGAAGGAAGTTATCACCCGTCTGGGCCGCCACGGCAAGTTGGTTATCGTAGGTACCCGAATCGCAGCCGTAGACCTCTACAAGATGATTCGTGACCCAGGGCAGTGGACGGGTGGCAAATCCCCCTTCACTTACTTCTCACAACCAGCGGTACTAGAGTTTGACGAAAAGCCTGAGAACTGGTTAACACTCTGGCCTAAGTCTAATATGCAAGAAAACGAAATTGATGGGGCGGATGAAAATGGACTTTTTCCCAAGTGGGACGGACCTTCTCTCTTTACGCGACGCTCTGAGGTCGCACCGTCAGTTTGGGCTATGGTCTACCAGCAAGAGGATGTCCAAGAAGATTCCATCTTCTCACCAACCTGCGTTGCAGGAAGTGTCAACGGAATGCGAAAGCGTGGGCCACTCAAGCCAGGGGTTCCTGGCCACCCTAAGCACGCTGAGTCCACGTATACGGTAATCGGACTTGACCCTGCTATGGCAGGTGCTACAGGTGCGGTGGTTGTAAGTTACAACCGAACCGATGGAATGATTTACGTTCTTGATTGCATCAATATGACAGAACCTACACCAGCCAAGATTCAAGATTTGATTGAAGACTGGGTGGACAAGTACCGTCCTCAAGAACTGCGTATCGAAATCAATGCTCACCAGAAGGCTTACGCCCTGGATGAGAACCTAAGAAACTTTCTAGCCCAGTATGGGTGCCAGTTGAACTCACACTTCACTGGTAAGAACAAGTGGGACACATCTTTTGGTGTGGCATCTATGGCAAGCCTATTTGGTAATACCAGAGATGGACGCTTCCAAGATAACAACTTGATTGAACTACCAAGTAACGAAGGCTCTGAAGGCTTAAAGACCTTGGTACAGCAGTTGATTACCTGGAAACCAGATACAAGAAACCCCACAGATACTGTGATGGCTCTATGGTTTGCGGTAATTCGCGTCAGAGAGTTGATGCAACAGAGCACCAGAATCAGTCAGTACCAAACAAACCGATGGGCAACAAGAGCACAAATGGCCAATCGTGGCTCAATCAATTTAGATGAAACGTTTGCCTCACAATGGGCAGACCAATACGGATAGGAAACTAAAATGCCAAAAATCAACGGAAAGCCTGTAGACCCAAAGGCTTATGCGGCACGCAAGGCACAAGCCCAAAAGAGAATTGCCGCTGCTTCTCCTGAGACAAAAGCAAAACTAAAAGAGTTCTATCCTGATATCTCTAATCAAGAACTTCTTAAAAGTATCCTTGGGACACGTACTGACACTGGTGTTGCAAAGAAAATGAAAACTGTAAATAAAATGTTTCGTTCATCTAAATAATTTTTCCCTTTAATCGTTAGGATAACAATGGCACTATCAATGGAACAGGTTGCAGCGCGAGTCCTGTCAATGCGCTACCGCAACAACGAGCGTGATGCTCGCAACCTTGACGTGCTTGCTGTCCGCAAAGGCAAAATCGCTGAGGTCTACCCAGACTTCTTCCCCGACGGCGTAGATGCAAATGTAGTAGCAAACTTTATTGACATTGTGGCACGTGACCTCTCTGAGGTTATGGCTCCACTACCAGCGGTAAATTGCTCTGCTGCAAACCAAGTATCAGATAAGGCACGTCAGTTCGCTGATAAGCGTACTCGTATCGCATCTAATTACTTCAACCACTCAGACCTATCAGTACATATGTACTCAGGTGCTGACTGGTATCTCACCTACGGTTTCGTCCCTTTCATTATTGAATTAGACGAAGAAGCAAAAATGCCACGTATCCGCATAGAAAATCCGATTGGGGCTTACCCAGAGTTTGACCGCTATGGACGTTGCGTTGCATTTGCTAAGCGATATGTAATGACCCTTGGCGAATTGGTCTCACAATTTCCTGAGTATGAAAGAGAACTACTTGGTGGCTACGGCTACAAGCAGGACCTCAACGCTCAGATTGAGATGATTCGCTATTACGACAAAGACCAGTCAATTATCTACATCCCATCAAAGGGAGACTTAGTTCTATCTTATGCTAAGAATCCACTAGGCAAGATGATGATTGTTGTTGCACGTAAGCCATCTATTGACGGTGAACTTCGTGGACAATTTGATGATGTCCTTGGCATCCAGTTACTACGTAACCGCTTCGCACTCCTTGCTATGGAAGCAGCAGAGAAATCTGTCCAATCTCCAATTGTACTTCCTAACGATGTTCAGGAACTACAACTTGGTGGAGACGCTGTTATCCGCACAGCAAACCCAGCAGGTGTACGCCGTGTGGAACTTAACATTCCAGCAGGAGCGTTCACTGAGCAAGAAGTACTCAATCAAGAATTGCGTGTTGGTTCACGCTATCCAGAGTCGCGTACTGGAAACATTGATGCCTCTATCGTCACGGGACAAGGCGTACAGGCACTTATGGGTGCATTCGATACCCAGGTTAAGTCTGCTCAAGCAATCTTTGCTGCAGCCCTACGCGATGTTATTAGCCTCTGCTTTGAGGCAGATGAAGTAATCTATCCAGAAGAAAAGACCATTCGTGGTGTTGACTCTGGTTCACCTTACGAAATCACATACCGACCAGGCAAAGACATCAAGGGTGACTACTCTGCAGATGTTCGCTACGGAATGCTCGCTGGTCTCAACCCTGCACAGGGTCTTATCTTTATGCTACAAGCACTAGGTGGCGGTCTTATCTCTAAGGATATGGCTATGCGTGAACTTCCATTCACAGTTAACGTCACACAAGAACTTGAGAAGATTGAAATTGAGCAGATGCGTTCTTCGCTTCTTGGTTCACTTACAGCCTTCTCACAGGCTATTCCACAGATGGCAACTCAGGGACAAGATGCTTCAGAGGTGGTCCGTAAGATTGCTGCGGTTATCAAGGCTCGTCAAAAAGGTGTCGCATTAGAAGATGCCATTGAAGCCACATTCGCTCCGCAGCAACAAGTTCCTCCTGCTGGGGCACCACAAATGGTTGAGCAACCGTCCCCTGCTCCCGAAGGCGTTCCAGCAGGAGGCGCTCTTGCGCCAGAAGGTATGCCAGAAGGTATGCCAGTGGAAGCACAACCAGAACAAGCGCCAGCGTTGCAGAGTTTATTGTCAAGTCTTTCTGGGGCAGGTACGGCTAACGCCTCTGTTCGTACAATACAACGTAGATAAAAAGGCTGGGGACAATGACAACAATTATCGGACTACAATACGAAAAAGATTGTGTCTTGGTTGCAGATAGCCAGACTACAGATGACAGTGGAAAGATTTTTACACATCCAGATGTCAAGAAGATTTCTGAACGAGGACAGTTTTTAATTGCTGGCTCTGGTGAGGTTCTACCTTGCGATGTAGCACAACATATATGGGAACCTCCAGTTCCTACTAAGCAAGACAAGGCAGACCTTTATCACTTTATGATTGCAAAAGTAATGCCTTCTTTGCGTAAGTGTTTATCATCAAATGGTTTTAACTTTGATGAGCCTAAGACAGACCAACGCTTTCAGTTTTTGATTGCAGTCTGTGGAGAAATTTTTGACATTGATGATGACCTATCGGTCAGCAGAAATGTAGATGGAGTTTATGCAACAGGTTCTGGTGCAGCGTATGCAATAGGAGCACTACACGCTGGAGCCGATGCCTATGAAGCGATGGAGATAGCAGCCAAGGTTTCAGCCTTTACTGCTCCACCTTACATATCAAAAGTACAATTCAAGCATACTAAGTAGGGAGAAATAAATGGCAGAAAACAGAGGCGGAATGCGCCCTACCGCACCGCAGAACAATCCTGCTAACATCTCAGCAACTGGTGGCAACGGACAATCTGGTACACAACCAGCACGCTACATCTCAGGTATGGCTTATGGTGAAGGTCAAGCAACTATGCAGCAACAGCAAGGCGCAGCAATGGCTGGTTCAAATACGCCAAAGGCATCTTCTGCTCCTTCACTTGCAGCACTTACTCAGGGTCCAGCAATTACACCACTAAACGCTCCAACTGAATTTCCAGATAGACCAATTGGCCAAAACGGTATTATTGACCCAACAACATTGAATTTACCTCCAGCAGTTCCTGGAGAACTAGATGATGCAATTCAGGCTTTGCAGGCTTTGTATTTGCAGAACCCACGTAATGAAGATGTTCGCCGCATACTTGAAACCGTGGAGCGTGAAGGTAGGCTTGGATGAGTCAACTACCTGGAGTATCTAAGGACAAGAACGGCAATTGGATTCTTACTGGTGTTGAAGAGAGAAATACTAACCAGACGCAGGCTGACTACGAAGACCTAATAAAGTCTGTAGGACAGATTCCAACACAACAGGGTGCTAGTACACTTAACATTTTAAAAACAAATCCACAACTTTCTGCTGGTATGGTAACTGCGCTTGCTAAAAACAATGCACTACCTCAAAGCAAACTGCTTACTACCCTTGCACAGATTGATGCTCAAACAAGAGCACAACGTGAACTTGATGCACAAAAAGAAGCACAGAGAGTTTCTACAGAAAAGTTTCAGAAGACACTTCGTGGAAAGATTTGGACTGGACTTAAAGGTACAATCCGCACAGGTTTTCTTTATCCACAAGCAACCTTTGAGGGTCTTGGTGGACTTGTTCGTAACTTGTGGTCTGGCGCTGCAATGGTCGGTCCAGAAATTCAAGCCATTAAAGATGGCAAAGTTGACCCGTTTTCTGGTGCACCAAAGAACCCAAACGATACACGTGAAAGTCTTGGCCTAAAAGATATAAACCTTGCAGATTCTTTTAATCCTATGACTCAGATTCGTCAGACAACAATATATCAAGCACTCAAGCAATATGCTGACGAGGGACGAATTGATTTAGGTTCAGGATTTTTTGCAAGTGAAGAAGTCGGTGCAGGTTTTCTTGCTCGTGAAGAGCAGAAGAAAATTGCTAAGACCACATTCGTTGTAGATGGACAGACATATGAGCGTCCAGTTTCTATCTTTGACCCAGTTACTTACATCTATACAGGTGGAGATATTCAGTCAGAAAAGGCTCGCCTAATCACCACACTTGGTGACTTGGTTATTGCATTTAAGACAGACCCATTTATTGTAATGTCAAAGTCTAAAAAGGCTAGAGATGCTGCTGCGTTAGCAGTACAAACATCTAAGGGTGTAGAAGCAGCAAAGGCCGCTAAGCGACTTGCATACTTAGATTCTGTATTGGAAGAAAATGTAGCCGCTGTGCGTGCAGCAGTTGATGATGTTAAGTATGCCGATGATGCAACTAGGGCTCAAAAGCAAGAAGTGGTACAGAAACTTCTTGATGAGCAACTTAAAGTTGCAGACGAAGCAGACAACCTTGTCTACAGCGAGGCTGCGATTGCTGATTTTCTCAACAGCCCCAAGGGTATTGCTATCTTTGACACCCTTGCCGATATGGATTTCAAGCAAATCTACAGCATTGGCAAAGGCTTAGGCCGTCGTGGTGGCTTTACAGTAGCCCAGTCTAAGGCTCTTGCTGCAGCAACTACTAGAGAAGAGGCAATGCTTGCTCTTGCTCCGTACATTGCCGATGGCACAGTTGTTGCAAATGTGCTTGAAGAAGGAACAAAGGTTGGTCGCGTTGTAAGAAAAGCAACATCAGCCGTTGGTTCTACGGTTGGTCCAGTTATGAGCAAGATTGCTCCTGGTAAAACCCTTGCTTTGAAGACTGCCATTACTGGCAGAGCAGCCTCAGCATACGCAAAGATGCCTTGGATGGGCAAGATGTACCAAGAAATTAACCGTTCTCTTGGAACAGTAATTGGTAATGGA